CGTAGGTTTATCTTCTAATACTAAATAACGTTTTAGTTCTGTTAATATAATTTGTTTTAATTCTGATTTTTTCATATAGTTGCCTTATTTTATTGATTATTTTTTTTAATTCTAACATTTCAGATTTTATTTTAAAAATGTTAGTTTATAAATTGTACTATCTAATAGAGTTACTATTGCATCAATATTATTTTGAATATTGGTATCTTGAGGTAATTGTTTTCTAGCTACTTCTACGAATTTTAATATTGATTTCAAATATGTTAATATAGCTTCAGGGGTATCCATATCTTTAATACCAATTATTTTATACCCTTTTACAATTCCGTATTTACCTTGATACTCTTCTACTAAACCGTCAATTAATCCAACGATACCATCATAATATGCATTAAGAGCCATATGTGCAGCATAAGATTGTACTTGTAAATGTGCTATATGCATTTGTGTTCTTGATGTTAATAATATTCCAGCAAATTTATTCATTTATTTTCTCCATTTATTGCAATTACAGTTTCAATTTCGCTACTATACTTAAAATACTATATCGATATAAGTTATTAGTTACGTAATAATTTATTATACTACTCTACGTTTATTTTTAATTAAAATATCTGCACACTTTTACATAGCATCTTATCAGTACTAAATATAATAGATTTTGGATTTAATAATTGACCTGAGCGATTATATCTAAGCGCACCTTTAGCGCCACACTCTTCACGTGTATCGTATATAGATTCTAATATAACAGATGTAATTATTTGTTTTAATTCTGATTTTTTCATTATATTATCTTATTAAAAGTCTTTAAATTTATTAAATTTACTATATGCCATAGCTTTTATTAAATTATATTCCAAATTAAAGATATATTGCTATTAGCAAATATTTTTTCTATTTTTTCTCTTGCTATTTCAACTGATCTTTTGTCTTTAGTATACCAAATTTTTCGTATATTATCAAAATAAAATTTTTCACTTTTTTCACCAGTATTACTTGATGATTCATTTAATTTAGAATTCATTTCTTTAAATACACCACTTACACCTACAGGTACACCAAAAAATCCCCATACTATTGGAGCATTATCTGCTTCCCATGCTTTCACACGTTGGATCTTAATTCGCATTATTATTTCCTATTTAAGTCTATTAAAATTTCTGTTATTAAGCAGTCTACTTTATTACGACACACTGCTTTTTCATTAAGTGGTTGTTTCTTAGTAGATTCATTTATTTTATTCATAAATGCACCTTGTGTAGATGGATTAGAAACAAAGTCCCATCCAATTAAATCAAAATCTTCTAATACTTCAACACCACCCGTCGCCAGTTCTCTAACACTACCTGTACCTCGTGATGATATACCAAGTTTAATTTTGGCTTCAAATAGTTTACGTAATATATTACCACTTGGTGTATCCAAAATTTCTACCTTACCATATAAATCATCACCCTTCCACCAAATTTCCGTGAATACGTGAGATACATTCGCGAGTGTTATAATTTCAGAATCTGGATGGTCTAATTCACCTAAAGATCTTCTTTCTTTAATTAAAATTAAATAATCTTGTACAACTCTTTCTAAAATTGATCTAGGATATACTCTACCATTTTGATTTTTGGTATTAGCCCGTTGTATAATACCACTAACAATTAATTTTTTGCCAATAGTACTAGTACCTTCTAATACCATACTAGTAGGAGAAAAATTACTACATTCAATTAAAAGTTTTTTCATTTGTTTCCTTACTTAAAAACATATTCAACTAATACTTTATTAGCATCTATGCGTTTATACATCCATTTAGATGATAAGCTTAACACTTTACCATTTGTATCGATTATTTTACCAGGTAAAATGTCATCTAAACATATTAATAACATTTTACATCTATTATCTATTAAATCAAATCTTGAACCTTCTAATAGAAGACCTTTATTTTTTAAAGTATTTATAATTCTATTAGACAATAATTCAGTTTGAATGTCTTCAAATGATCTAATTTTATCTAAACCTTCTATTTTTTCTTCTACTATTTCATCTTTTATTTCATCTAAATAATTCAAATTAACCTTTTAGTTTTCTAATATATCACTAACATTCGAAAAGGTATATTAATCATTTTTACCACCTTTATCAAATACAACAATAAATCTTCACTCTTAATCGACAATTTATTTAACAAACCTATAACATAACTACTAGTACTTTCATTTAAAATACTAATTTGTAAATTTTTTCTAAGTTCACTTAAAAATTTATTATTTATATCTTTCATTATTTAATTGTCTGCATTTTATTGATGATTCTATAAATTTGTTCACCAATTCGTTTAAGATTATTATTAGTTCTTTTATAAAAATCAGACGATTTAAGTCCTACTGTTTCTTTAAATACTTTAGATTGATCTATCATTTTTTCTACCTCACTCAATTTATATCTAATTTCTTTAACACAATTCGCGATATGTTTTTTAGGTGAAATTTCAGGAGTAACTTCTTCTTTAACTATTACTACACCGTTTTTTTCAATTGATTTTTTTTTACGAGGATTTAACTCACGTTTAGAAAATGCAAACGGAGTTTGATAACTATCACCACCCGATAGTCCACCTACCGATGATGTTTCATCTAAATCAGTTTCATTTTTTTCTGCATCCCAACCTCTGTCTACATAATTAAAAAATTCAGTTTTTTTATAATCATCTAATTCAGAAGGTGATTTAATATTAAACTTTTTTAATGCAGCTTTAAAATATGTGTCATATTCAGGACTCGATTTACTAATTGATTTTTCGGTTAATACGTCTTTTAATTTAATTGTTTTCATTTTATTTACATCCGCAATTGTGTTTTTTTAAATTTGATTGTATTTCTTCTATTAAAGAATAAACTTTTAATAATGCAATAAACTGGTCATCATTAATAGATTTTGCATTTTTAAGTCTATCTATACCCTTAGTTAATTCAACTAATTTTATTCTTATAGGAATATCTTGAATTAATTTACTTAAATTTGTCATTTCAGTAACTATAATCGGAATACATTTATATACAGAATCCATAAACGAATTTGTATTAGTAATTCCATTTATATAATTCCTTATTAACATTTTTTGAGATTCATTTAATTTATTACTAAAATTCTTATTAAAATCATCTATGATAATCTTTTGAGTTAATAATCTAATAGACATATTTTCTTTAGCCAATATATCCGATATATTAGATATATTAGATTTAACTTTTTCTTTTTTAACATTTTTACGAGTAAGATGCTCAACGATTTTAAACTTACAATCAATTAGGTCATGTATATTTTTGTATTGTGATTCTGTGAGTGTGCTATATTCAAATAATTTATAGATAGAAGCGTATGTCGCATAATTATCAATTCTAGATTTGAAAAATGAATCAATATTAAAATTTTCAGATATTTTTCTAATTATATTATATTTTTCTTTTCTAAGTTTAGTATGATTAATAGTGTGGCGAGCTTCAACTATTATATCAACATAATTAGCTGCTTTAATTTCTGAAACAAAATTACTTTTTATTAGTTTTTGATATAAATCTAACTCTTTTCTAAGTTCTGAATCTTTAAAAAAAAATTCTTTAATAATTGTAGCACTAACTGAAGATTTTTTATCCTCTAATACATCGGCAGTAAGTTGTCTAGCTAACAATTCGAACAATAAACCTACATTTTTAATTTTGTTGTGCTTTATGTTCTTACTTAACATTTGTAATCCTCAATTTTGTATAATATATAATATAGAACTTTTGAAAATTCTATTGAATATTAGTCATTTAATGCCTGTTCTATACTTCCGCCTAAAATTTCATTGTTTTCTTTCAATATACTAGACTTATTTAATATGTAATTTGATATTGAATTTATTTTACGCTTTGCATCTGAACTCATTGGACCAGCTTTAGTCTTATTTTCAGATGTATAAACATCAGTAGCTTTATGCATTGCAGTTTGACCTAATGGGTCTCTACCAAGTGGATGTTCATCTGTTCCATAACGTGTTTTGATTTCTTTAGGTCTACCCATTTGATTGCCTTTAGTGTCTTTATCTCCATTAAGTTCTTTATCAGCTACTAATGTACGCGCCGGATCATCAACTTCGTTATTGCCAGCGTGTGTAATTGTCTTCTTAGGGTCATTGCCCTGTTCTAAAATTTGTTGTAATCTATATTGAAATTTAGTATCTTCGACTAAATCTTCTTGGCATTCATTTCTTTCAGTTTCACTTAATCCAAATATTTTGCTATATATAAGTTTACTACCAAACATTTTTTGTTCTAACATCTGAGTAGAAACTTCTAATCTACTTTTCCAAATTTCCAGTTTTTCTTGTTCATATATAACCGACGGACTAGTTAATGTTAATTCAAAATTAGCTAAATCTTCGTTATTAAACCCTTGTAAAAACAAATGAACTATTGCCAAGTTTTTAAGTTCTGCCGCAATAATTTTTTGAATACGTTCTATTGTTCTAGCAAATCTAATATCTTCTTGAGATAATGTTGACTTAGAATTTATAGCTGCATCAAATCCTAGAAACGCCTTAGGAATACGTAGTGCAGACATCATTTTATTTTTTAGATATTCAACATCTTCTATAGCATTATATTCTAATCCTGGAAGGGTATCAATTTGAGTAGTGTCAGCTCCACCACGTGTAGGTATAAAGAAGTCTTCAGTTAGATTTTGCATATTATATTGGAGATTATAATCACCTGTAGTTTCATCAATATAAGGAACCTTCTTTATTTGGTCAGATATCTTTTGTATATAAAATTTTGCATCATCTTGTGATAAATTACCTATATCTATTTTAAACATTCTTTTCTGAGGTGCTCTAATGATTCTATGAATTAACATAGCATCTTCCATCAAAGTCAATTGCTTCCAAATTCGCCTTGCAGGCTCAATCATAGATTTACCATAAGGTAAAAAGTTTGAATCACTTAATAATCTAAAATGACTTATTTCATAATCTTCGTATACACCTTTTAATATAGGACCTTCAATTTTATAGTTTACCCCGTATGGATTATATTCACTAAGACCTTCTTGTCTTTCAATATAATATGGAGATATAGGAACTACTCGAACTATACCAATTTTTTCAGCTAAATCTAATTTTAAAAACATGTCACCATATTTTACTAAGTTTCTAGTCCAATGTAATAGATTAAAATCTATGTTTAATATATCATAAAATAAATTTTCTAAAATAGATTTAATTTCTTGGTCTTCACTTTTAATAGCAACAATCATTCCATTTTCATTTTTTACTGTTGCTTCTTCGGCGTATAAATCTAAAGCAGATGCGAGTATAGGATCTTGATCCATAAGTTCATATTCTCTAAAGAGTAATGAACGTTGTATAGGACTATTACCTGAATGATTCTGTGTATAACCACCGTATCCACCTTTCATTGTACTAAAAAATGCACTGTATTTGTGATTTAAATAATTGGTTGCTAGCATACCCATTGCTTGAGTATTATAAGTATCTATTACTTTAAATTTATTTTTACCAATTCTACGTACTGTTACGTCGGACGCAAATATTCTTTTTAGTCCTTTAAATACGTTTTCTATTAGTGTTTGGGTAGCCATTTAATTCTCACTATGTTGTTAATAATTTTATATTAGATACTATACTAGAGTCAATATTAATACCATTATTTAATAAATATAGAACAGCTTCTAAATATTTAGTTTTTTGCTTAGAACTAGGATTATCTTTTAGATTCTCGACCATATCTAATAATTTTACAGTTAATGCAACTTTACTTTTTTTAGCAAGATATAATACATATTCATTGTAATTTATACTAGGGTCATGTGATAATAATTTAACATATGACCAGATTATATTACCGAATCTGGATTTAATTGTATCTTCTACATATTTTTTATTTTTTGAATCTTCGTATGTGTCATGTAACAATGAGACCAATTGTATATCTTTATTGTAATTTTTTAATAATGATTGTTGAAATACTCTAAATGGATGTATAATATAAGGTTGTTTTGATACTTTACGTGTTTGACCCAAGTGCACCTGTTGAGCTAAGTCTTTTGCTTTATCTATTAATGATAATTCTTTTATTATACTTATCAAATTAATTCTCTCAAATCATAATTGCCCATTCCAATTTTCATATATCTAGAATTTTGTAAATACGTATATTGATTTATAGCATTTATTCCACTTCGTTCTACTTTAAATGTATCAAGTGAAATTTTTGTTAAATCTTTAGATTTTTCAAATAGTCTTAATGCTGTATCCCTTACCCATAACCCTATGGCCAATGCAATAACCAAGTCATCATTATAATTAGGTGATGCTTCAGGACGTCCATTTCTCCATACAAATGTTGTCAATTCATTTATTGTTCTAATTGATTTAATAGTGATAGTTCTTTCTGTAAAATATTGTTCCATTTTAGAAATAATTAAAGGTCTAGTTTTAAGAGATGTAGTAAAACCTGGGGTCGATTTTGTATTGTTACTATTAGTACGAATATATTTTGTTTCAACCTTTTTATCTATATATGTAGTACTGGAGTCACTGTAAAATAAATTTTTATAATTTCTGTCTATGACAACTTGGATTACAGACCAACCTATACTCGCATTTTCTATTACTAAAAGTGCGTCATTATATTTAGTTGCATATTCTACTAATAAATTTGCAAATTCTGTAGTACCTATTTTACCTTGATATTCTGCAACCTGAACCATACTTTCCAATTCTATAACATGAAATGTAGAATTATCTTTTCCATCTCCACGTGCCACATCAGCTACTATCATATACTTTTTAGTATAATCTGGAAATTCCCATAACCATACATTAGTATCAAACCCGGTTTTTTGTATCGGATCTTTACAGTGTGTCGTTCTATAAAATTCTAATAATTCTCCAGGAATTACAGTTTCACCTGATGCCAAGAATGACGCATCACATTCTTGTTTAGCTTTTTTATAACCTAATTCAATATCTTGAGTATCTCTCCACGCTTGATCACGCTCAGGATGTAATTTCCAATGAAGAGTAATAGGGTAAAAATTATTTTTATTTTCTTCTGCCATTGTAAATGTTTGATGATACCAATTACCTACACCATTTGGAGTAGATAAAATAATAATATCACCACCAGTAGATAGTGTAGGTTGTAATGATGTCCACAATTCATCCATACCATAAATGAATGCAGCCTCATCTACAATAAGTAAAGATACTGCTTCTGATCTACCTGAATCACTAGTGCTAGTACTTGCAAATATTTTAGAACCATTATCATATGTTAATCCAAGTTTATTATCTTCTATACATTTTCTTTTTAACCAACTTGGCAAGAGTTCATGCATTGTTCTAACCTTGGTAATAATATTTTTAGCTACACCTTGTTTAGTAGCAATAACTAAAATATTCTTATCGGGAAAAAACGTCATTAGCCAAAATGAATACGCAGCTGCCAATGTAGATAAACCCATTTGTCTATTTTTAAGAATTATATTTCTAGGATTATGAATAAATGCAGATAAGACGTTTTCTTGAAATTCATATAAATTAAATTTTATTTTGCCGCGTTGTGCATGTTGAATAAAACAATAATTTTTAATAAAATAGATAGGACTCTCTACACATTTTGTATATTCTTGTTTAATTAGTTCCCTATAATTTATATTAGTTGACATTACTATTCTCCGTCAACCTAAGATTTAATTCAATTAAATATTCATTTAAATCTGTTATATAACCTTCAATTTCTACAACTTGACTTTCAATAATTTCTTTCATTCCATCATAATCATCGTTTGTAAATTTTTGAATAGAACCATCTTCATTTACAACCTCATGACATTTCTTTAATCCGACCGTTAAGTAATCTATTGCCTCTTCTTTTACTTCGGCTAAAAATGATAATTTATTTTCTATTAATCGTGTTGTTTCAAATAATTCCCATTTCCCCTGAGTTCTAAGTTCTGTTTCTTGTTTAATAGCACACTCAAAACACATTTTACGCAATGAAAAAAATTTATCATCTAATCTATTTCTACCCATAAATTTATTACAATTAGGACAGAATGTTGGATTTATTTCTTTTCGCAAATTTTGAAATAATTTATGTCGTTTTTCTTTTTCTTCATTTTCTTCAACTGTATTAGGTTGCATTTCAGATGTATACATTGATACACTTAACCTAGGTGATTCACCATTTAGTACACTACGCACTGCGTCCATATTAATAGTACCCATTGGACGAGCAGATGATTTTTCTAAATTCTTTTTAGCAATTGCTTTTAACTCTTCAGTACTACGTTCATTAATTAAATTTTCTACACTCATATAAAACCTCTTATCCTTGTCTTTGATATTTTTTACATAATTTTTAGAATTTTTATTATAAGACATTTTAGTCTTAGTAAGTATTCTTCTTATCTTAATGTATCTGTGCGTGATCCATTTTTATTATTTAGTCATTATCTAAATTTTCCTATTCCCATTATTTGATTTAGAGGTGCAAACGCACCGGTTAATTTATAAAGTTTATTATTATACATGAATGTAATTCCTTCAGATGGTACCAATATATCTTCACCACCAAGTGAATTTAATCTATCCATTTGTTTATTAAGTAGTTCAATATCTTTAATGTCATTTGATGACTGTATCTTAGATATAGTAGAACTTAAGTCTGCCTTAATTTGTTTTAATGATGCGTCAGGATTTACTGTTAAAAACTCATTCATATTTTTTAATACTTGTACTGATAATTCTAAAAAGATTTGTTCAAATGGTTTAATATTATCTTTAAATTTACTTGAATATGAATTTTTATCAAATTCATTTACCCAAGATACAAATGATTCATTGTCTATTCTTTTCTTAATATCATTTATCTTTGCAGATTTATCAGCATATGCCCATCGTTTTATTAATAACATTAATACATTATTTGTTATTGAATATTTTAATTTTTTAGCTTCGTCATTTATAAAATTTTCCCACCATTTTTGATGATATAGCATTACAGGATCACTATCTTTAAGTTTAAATTGTTGTTGTAATTTATTCAACTTAGAAATAAAATATGTTTGCTGAGATGAAAAATTTTGTACTTTAGGTAATTTTAAATTATTAGGAGGTCTAATTTTAAATGTAGTTTGAACATCTGCATTAATTTGTTTAATCATTCCGGCCAATGTTGTAGCTTCAGATTTATCTGCATTAATAACATTACCTGCTTCATCGTATTCCATAGTACCATGAAATACTAGCATTGCTAGTCCATAGGGAATTACATTTGCGTTCGCCGGATAAATTACTTCAACACTCATAAACTTTTTACCATTTGCAAATATTTTATCTTTTTGTTTTTGAGATAATTTAGATACCGCAGCTTCTAAATCTCTAGTAGCTTCAGTAAATGCAGTTTGAATATTACCTCTACCCGCAAACATATTAGAAATACCCGATAAATCTAATGATGTTTTTCCAAAATTTTTCAAATGACCACCATTACGAGCAACTCTTAGTTTACCATCAATCCAAGAGAACATCAAATTTTGACCATCTGTTTTTTCTTGTGCTAATTCTAATTTACCTTGCAATGCGTTTTTAATCATTACTTTCATATCACCAAATGTAAGGTCCATATCTTCAAATGGATGTTTTAAATGTCCATACCCGCCACTACATAATAACAATATTTTATTATCTGGTGGATTTTTACTATCTTGAATATCCAAAATTAATTGTTTTAAAGTAATACTGTTTTTATTTCGTTTTTCTTCTGATACCAATTTAGAATTAGGATATTTTTCTTTATATTCTTGAATAGTTATATTATGTTTTGGAATGTGGTTTGTTAGTTGTTTATGTAATTCTCCGCATATCATACATCTAACAAATAAACCTTCTACAATTAAACTTTCTGATAATTTCTTTTTCATCATATTGTAAATGTTTAAATCAAATTTAGGATATAAATGTTTAAACATTTCCTTAGAAAAATTCTTTCTAACTTCTGTACCTGAAATTGTTTTACCTTTAAGCTTTAGCTGTAATTGTGGAACTATATAAACATAACCTTTATCTAAATAACCTTTATTTGCGATACCATCATATCTAACATAATATTTTCCACTTAATCGATCTACATCTTTTTCACCTATTGCAACAATAACCGCGGTCTTTTTAGGATCGAATTTATTTAATATTTCTTCAGGTTTATATGGATTTTTAACATTTATAACTTTATTAGAAGGTATACCAAACAACTTAGTTATAATTTCTTTTTTTTCATTAAATGTAAATGGAGACTTATCATTATCCGATTTATTAGATGTTGCGATATATACGTTATTTTTACCAAACTTAGATACTAAATCTTCATAAGCATATTGATGTCCTCTGTGATACGGTTGAAACCTACCACTATATATTACAACTTTATCTTTTATATTAGATTGTTCTTTTAAAAATATAGACAATACTTCATCTGCTATAAATCTTGAAATATCTCGTTTCATTTGTTTTCCATTTATTAATAAATATATGATTTAAGGATTTTAGTGTATTTACACAAGTCTTTCTACTGTAAGTGCGTATGTAATTGTACCACCTGCTCCTAGTCCAGCAGTTGTTAATGCTATATTAATATTATTTGTACCAATATGGTATACATTATATTGATATGTATAATAAAATCCAATACCATTTGATGTAGTTAGTGTTGCACCTGTCATCGTGTGTTGAGTTCCACTTGGATTATCATATGTGAGTGTACTATAAACCGTTCCTGTGCCGGACCCTAGTGCCAATACACCATAATAAATTGTAGTTCTATAAAACCCCGATGCAGTAGTAATATTTTGATTAAACGAAGATATAGCACCAGACCCGGTAGAAGAATAAATAATCGTAGGAACATTACTACCTGATATTTTTAGTGCTTTACACTCGAAATTTGAATCTGCTTTTAATATTCCTGACCCACTTTTATATAAATTAATATCTGTAGTTTCAAATATTAATTTTCCACGTGTTAATTTAACTTGTGCATTACTACCAGTATATTGAACCACTAATCCATTATCATACCCGATTGCAACTGCACTTGATGCAGATACAGGTTTAATATAAAAGTGTGTATTCCATCCATTAATACCACGAATATCATGTGTATAACACGTGTCTGTAGTTAGAGATGTAAATTTAGTATAGTCTATATTCATATTAATATATTGTGATGGGGATGATGCTATTAATATTCCTTTTTCACTTATCTCAACTAGGGGATTATAATATGATATATTAAAATTAGAAATATATGCTTGTATACCAACTAGGCTTTGTTGAATATTTCCAAATTCGAGATGTATAGTTGCAGTTGTTGACGATTTTGCAATATAGTGTATTAATATATTTATAGGATACCACTCTGGATTATCTGGATAATTTGGATTATCAAATTCGTATGTTATTGTATCTTGTAAAACTGAATTTTCATAAATAGTTATTAATAGTGGAAAAGGCAATGCCATATAATTGAGGTAATCACTTCCACTAATAAATATATTTGAAGATATATTGTATAATACATCTTTTTCTACTTGAATACCCGTTTCAGCATATTCGGGAGTTTGATTTGAACCATCTGCAACTTGTAGTTTTAAGTATTGTATTCCATCAATAGTAACAATACCTGACCCTGATGGGGGTCCTTGATTAACAATAGTAAAATTATTTACATTGTCGAATAGTACAGTAGGTATTAAGTTTTCAGGTATAGTCTGTTGTAAACTAGATGTGATATTTAAATAATTATTATATAAACTAGTGTCATTTATTAATAATCCTCCGACTTTACCACCTGAAAATAATACATTACTTCCGGTTATATCACCATTGCTCTTAACATTAAAATTTGAAGTTGATATAAACATATTTGATGTTGTATCATACCCGTCTATACTTGTTGGACTTCCACTTAAAAACAAGTGTGCTGAACCTATTGAATGGGATGATATAGTAAACCCACCAAAATAACCACTATCTGCTGTTATTGAACCTTTGACAATAACATCACCACTTGAAGATAAATGAAAATTACTACTACTTATTTCTATTAAACCACCACTTCCACTTATAAATTGTGTCGTCGATGATCCTACATAGAATGAGTCTGCAATTACTTCAAAAATAGAATGAGTATAATCTGCTTTAAATTTCATTCTACCGTAATTTGCTCCGGCGTTTAGTTCGATACCTACACCTTCATAATTATCATTAGATGAAAGTACAGTTGATAAATTTTTAGATCCACTATAAATAATAAATCCTGCCGGTGTAGAACCTTGGGTTGCAGTTGTATAACCATTGTATCCGATTGACCTTACATATCCGGAACCTTTGCCCGCCATTTCAATACCAGAATTAATTTCTGCTCCAATGAACATACTTCCAGATAATACATTATCATCTAATTCAATATATGTAGGATTATTGACAATTTTAATTACATTGGTTTGTATTTGAGTTTGAGATATTTCATTTTTTGAATTTAAAAATTGAATATCAAATTGTGAATAATCATTACGTTTATTAGATATATTTGGAATATAAATTTTAGTTGAATAAGGATTATAACCTAAATCACTTGAATACTTAAATGATATGTTAGCTATGTACCATTTTCCAGTTTTAATTATAAATACAGGTTTAAATGTACCTTGTTTATCAGTTATAACATTAAAATTCAAGTTACCGTAATTTTTTATTGTAGAACATTGTATTGAGCCTATTTTTTTACCATTTAAATCTGTATTATTAACTGCACTTCCAGATACATATATATCTATACTACTTATTAGTTGATTTGACGTTACTGGATCCATATCTATCCAATAGTCTGGCCACGAGTGACCTGTTCCAGGCTCTGAGCCATCTTGGGTTGAATTATGATTATTATAACAAATGTATGGTATGTTATAATTATATACTATATCGCCAATATAATATTGCCCTATACTTATATTCCATTCATTGTCTATCAATCTAGAATCTAATAGAGTTGCACAATCAAAATTTAAGGTATATTCAACATTGGCATCACTAGATATAGTTAAATTTGGATAAAATTTTGAAGTATTATCTATTGGTACATTCATCAATTCTACTGCACCGAATATTTGATTATTATCCAATTGAACTATAGGAGGAATTTGACCAATTGACATTACTTCATACTTACTCGATGTAACCCAGTTACTAATAGTATTATTTACTTTAAAGTTTCCAATATTTATTCTTTCAAATGAATTATCAATACTTAATAGTTCATAATTTTGTATTAAATAATCACCTAAATGTTGTTGGGTAATATCAGAATTAAGAATATTTTTATATATTCGTAATGTTTTAACTTCACCACTAAACGGAATTATATTTTTTATATCTAATTCTAAATATGACGCAGTATATATTGTAGAAGAACCGGTTGTATTATTTTCATATTTAATTTTATAATTGGGCATATTGGTAAAATTTAATATTTCACCTAAAGAACTGGTTGGAGGATTACTTACAGTAAATGTGTGCGAATTCTTAATATTTAAAATAGATGATGTATAATTATAAATCGTTGTATGATATATTTTATTTCCAAGTCTATAATCTCCGGTTATTTGGTTTATGTATAATATTGGATTTTCAAATGATGATGATAATTCATAACCCGAAGATAATGACATTTCGTATGGTAATGTTTTAATGTCAAATCCATTATCATTTGATAATACTGATATGTTCTTCCCACTAATTGTTCCACCTGAAAATTCTAAATCATTGAGTTTAGTAGTTTCGTAATTTACATATTTTCTAATAAATTCAGTTGCGGTTACAGTTGGATTAAATTCAAATTTAATTTGATTTACATTTGGAATATTTTTATCTAAATATAATTGAGTTTTATATTTTACATTATAGTTGTTAAACCACTCTGTTGGAACATCTTTAGATTTACCAAGTATGATTAAGTTGGCATTACCTTGTTCAGTATCATTTTGAACCCAAACTGAAATAATATTTGATGTAGATTCTATAGTAGACACAATATCATAAAATACGGGTTTACCTGCCGCATCTATTATTTCTATTTCTATTTCAGATAAATTTTGAAGTTCATCACTACCCTTTATTAAAAAATAACTCTTGCCAATTGGAAACACAGTTGGAATGTTAGTTATTTGAAATACAGAATTATCTGTGTCAATTTTATACACTTGGATATTATCTAGGTGTTGAATTGTTTTTTTACGTATTGTATTAGGCATTAGTTCTCATCTAGGTTTATATAAACACTTAATATATAAATATGTGAAAACTAAATTTTTAGATATGCTGTATTAAACTGTAATTGTCTTCTTTTTTAATATCTATCAGAACATCGGCTACGTCTTTAATTTGATCGACATGTGATATAATTAAAACAAAATCGAATTGGGTTTTAAGATAGTCCATTAACATAGATACAGAACCTAAGTTTTCTCTATCTAATGTTCCCCATCCTTCATCAATAATTAAGAAATTAGGTCTAGGTAAATTTGAAATATTAGTGAGAGCAACTCTGATTGCAATAGATGATATAAATTTCTCCATACCACCTGCTAATTCTAGCGGCCAATAATTATTTTCATCATATACTATGAACATATTAATGTTTTTAGAATCATCTAAGTTTATTACAATAGAAAATTCTACAATTTGACTTAAAATATTATTTATTTCATTTTCAATAACTGGTATAATTTTTTGAATTAATGTATATGGAATTCCATCACGTTTAATGCAATTAATATATCTCTTATAATGTTCTAGTTTAATATTATAATTCTTTAATTTATTAATATTATCTATAAACAAATGTTTATTAGATTTTTCTACTTCCATTTTACCATATATAGTTAATATTTCATGTCCGATTGATTCAAATAAAAGTTCTTCTTTTGATAACAATATCATATTCTCATCTATTTGGCATTGTATAGTTCTATTCTTTTCAATTGATATTTTATTGGATTCGTATTTTTTAATTTTTTCTTCAGTAGATATAATATTATTTTTTATAGATTCAATATTATTATTTATTTTTGATTCTATAAGTTCTAATTGATGTTTCTTTAATTCATAAGTTATATAATTTTGTTTCAATTTATTGTATTCTGAATATTTTTCTTTAATATGATAATTAGATGTAATAATTTCTTTCATTGCGTTTACATTAATTTTCAATACTTCATATTGGGTAGAATCTACTTCTATACTAGCTTTAGTTTCTATAGCATCTTTTACAAAAATATTATTCATACAAAATGTACAATCTGGGTCATACTCTAATTCGGTAAGTTTTTTCATTTTATCACGTTTAGTATTTAGAACATATTCTAAACTATTTAACTCAGATAATAATTTATCTTTATTAGTTACAGTTTTTATATAATCTGTATACATTGATTCAATATCAAGTGATTCATATAATAAAATATTTTCACGTAATTCAGACATCATATCTGTGTTAGATTTAATATTTGACTGATTATTACTTAATAATTCTTTTTGCTCATCTAAATCAGTTGTTAAATATAATAGTGTATTGTTTAATTCATCTATGTCTAAATTTTCATCTATTTCAATTAAATCGTATTTTAAAAAAGTAATTAAATTTCTAATCTCTGTTATATTTTCTGATATACGATCTCTTTTAAGATTAACATCTTTATATGTCTTAGATAAAATTTTAATTTCTTTATTTGTATTATTTAATCTACTATCCCAGTCGTCGAGCGATAATGATTTGATCAATGTAGTTAATTGTTTTATTTCATCTAGTGCAATTATACATAACTTATCAAATATACCTAACCCCATAAATTGTATAATTAGATCTTTTCTTTCAGAATGACCTTTGTCAATAAACCCAGATCCTTTATTCTGTGCACTTAGTGATGTTAACGTGAAATCTTCGTACGTACCAATTTTAGAAAAAATATATTTATTTGTATCCCATCTATTTTCTCCATTTAAAGATTTGACAATTTTACCATCCCCTGTAGTAAATTCTAGTTTATATTGAGGATCACCCTTTTTATTTTTGTGAACTTTACGAGTAATTGTATATTGAGTATTAGACAATTCAAAATCTAATTTGCACGTGAAATTATTTTTTTTATTATTTAATATATTAATAGGTTTAAAATCTCTTGCAGTTTTATCAAATAGACAGAATGATAAACTGTCAACAAATGAACTCTTGCCAGTTGAATTTGGTGCAAATAAACCTACAATACCTTTTAATTTTGAAAAATCTATTACATTATTCTCACCATACGAAAACATATTAGACCATTCAAATTTAATAGGATTCCACCTTGAATTACGTATTATATCTTCTACTTCAATTTTAGAATTAATTTCTATATTAATTTTTTTAACTTCTTCAATATCTTGTGTTGTTACTAATGGTTCATAAATTAAAATTTGTTCTATTAAATTATTTTGACAATTTATATCATGAACATCTGGTAATTCAAAAACTTCGCTTATATTTTTATCATTAAGAGTTTTATTAATTCGATTAATAGTAATTTCAATTGGATTATATTTTTGTTTAATTTCAACTATAAGTTCGTTTAATTTCGTAGTATTTACATCGTAAGCTTTAATCCTAAGTCTACACTTTTTAGGCATATCTGAAGCTTTATCGATGGTTGTAGTATCACCATTTAGTTCTAAGGTATAATAACCATAATCATTAGGTATCTTAATAAAAGATGATGATTTAACATTTAAATCCCATAGAATATATCCATGCTCAGTAACTGATTCTCCATGATTCTGCTGTATAAGACTTCCACAATACGCCATTGTTTTTCCAAAGAATTGCATTTTATGAATATCACCCAACAAAGTTAAATCGAAACCTCTGAACATAGAAACTCCAGTATTTGATTTCAATTTGAAATTAAAATCATTAACTGAATTATTTATTGCACCGTGAAATAGTGCAATTTTAGTACCATCACTCGGCATATCTTTCGCTAAAATGTACTTATCTTCAGAATCAAATACTGACATATTAGAAAAATATAAGTTTGCAAATGAATATATTCCACTTTCTTTTAGATAATGTAGTCGTGGTAAATTTAATGATGTTACAACTGGACTTAGTGTATCTAATCTATTTAGATTATTTAAATTACCATCATGATTTCCAGGAACTAATATTACTGTACAAAGATTAGATAAATCAACTAAAAATTCCGATAATATAGATACTAATTCTGGAGACATTTCAGTTTTTGCGTGAACTATATCCCCTACTAGTGTTATTATGGAATCTACGGTTGTGTTTTTAGAAATTGATTTATATAATCTATTAAATACTTCTCTATATTCCTGATGTCGTTTATATGGCCGAATATGTACATCGGCAATATGAACTATTTTATCTACATTCTTGATTTGAGTATTTATATTGTGTATTGTCATATTTTCATTTTTAATCTAATTAAATCTTCAAAGTGCATGGGTGTTGCATTATTATATAGTTCTATAAACTTTTTAAATCCTAATTCAGATGGGTCCTTTTTATCCATATTTATAAATTTAACAGAAATTCCATTTGATATAAATTTTTCTATATATTTAAGTGACGTATTAATAATATCCATATCTAATGCTAAAATAACCTCTTTTACATTTTCCTTTATAATTTTTTTATTCAACGCACTTGAAAGTGAATTACCTAATAACGGTATTGAATTTCGTTTGGCCGAAATTGCATCAAATACACCTTCACAGATTAGTATGGGCATTTTCCAGTTTACAAATAAATCGAATATAATTATATCATCTTTATTTATTTTAGGATTTTTATATTTTAATTTTATACTATCATAATATGTTCTAGATACAAAATAATTTAATTTACCTATATCATCATAAGATGGGATTATTAATCTATGAGCATACTCTCCTGATTCACAATATCCAATATTATATTTAATTATATCAGAAAAACTTAAACCTCTGTTTGCAATATATTTTAGTGCGTCATGATATTCAGATGAACTTTTGTATTCATATAATGGATGAAAGTGAGATGGTAAATTAACAGTAATTGTTTTATCTTCAACTTCATCTGAAAATAAATCTTTCGATAAATCTTTTTTAACTAATAACGTTCCTGTATCTAATTGTTTAGATAAATTATTTATATCGTCTTTTGATGCTTTAAGTCTATATAAAAGAGATACTAGGTTTTTTCCACCCATTTTATTTTCATCTTTACATATCCAACATCTCCACCAACCGTACCTCTCATGATTTGGGTTTAAGTTAACAACTAATTTTTTTTTATGTTTTTCATTTTTACAAACTGGACACCAAAATGCCGCGTCATCTTTAATAATGTCAGCTGATTGACCTAAAACTTTTTCTAGTATATTGAGTATATTTAATTGCAAAAATAACCGTTCAATTTATTATAAATATAATACAAAAATCTATAAATTAAATAATTAATTATAAAAATTATAATTTCTGTTCATTTGATTGATATGACACCAATCAAATCTTTCTGAAACAATTAATGTTTCAAATGACGGATTATAATCGCCCACAAATTGTTTGTAAATGTTTATTGCACCATTAATGTCTCGATTTATATTGTTTCCACAATCACAAATATCAAGTTCCTTTATTATATGTATTAAAGTTTTAAGAAAAATGTTGATTTGGTAAAATATTTTGAAAAATAAATTTTAATTATAGAACAATACTTTAATTATATTTATTATGAAATATTATTGATAATTTTATTAAGTAGTTATCAACAAATAATTTTTTACTAATTCTAATAACTTATCAAATTTCATACAACTATAAATTGAATTTTTATATGGAAAATTAAATACAAATTCTTCTTTATTGAATGAATCTATTTCTTTCCATATATTAATTTTCGGTGAAAATGTTGTTCTGTGTAATGGTATAAATTCTTGTAAATTAATTTTAAGTCTAGGTAATAATAAACCAGATTTAAATATTGCATAAATAGGTTTATGATTTTTCTTTATAATTAATACTGGAATAATTCCTACTCTACTATTATATTCACTTTGATCTATTGATTTTTGTAAATTTACATTTTCTTGATTTTTACATTCTACTGAAAATGGAAACAATTTTCTGGCAGCAGGTGAAAATAAAATATCTTCACCTGAACAACCCATCGATGTTGATCTTACATCGTCGTCTTCTAATGTTGTCCATGTTTCTAAAATTAATTGTTTAACTTTCTTTTGGAGGTTTCTCCCTTTGGCCTTTGCACTGTGGATATTCATAATCTTTTCTTTTATTATGTATCAAATTTTATTATAAATGTTGTATCTAAATCGTAGTTACGTCTATAAGGTCGAGGTAGTTTAGCTACCATTAATAATTCATTTAGACTATTATATAAACCTATAGTAGTAATGAGTGGTGATTCTAAAGATGATGTAAACATTGGTAAATAATTATCATTACTTCCACTAATTGCGGTCGGATTCATAGTATAATTAAACTCAGATGAATTAATAATACATGAATACTCATGTTCTGTTATTTCAAATGTAGATTTAAATTGTATTTCATATGTTTCAAATGTAGATGCATAGCTTGAACTTGTAATAATAATTTTACCGTGTTCATATAAAACATTACCTATTACATTATGAGGTGATGTTCCACTTACATACAAATTATAGTTTGAATCGTCTAGAAATATAAGAGACCCAGTTTCAATAACTACAGATCCCTTTTTAATTGATTCACCGAAAGTATCTTTGTCTATTGTTATAACAGAAATTGTATCTTGTATACTACGTGTAATAATTGATACTGCATTGGAGTTAAGAAATTTATAATAATTAAGTGAACCGGTTTCATAGAATAAATTGTTAATAGAATGCCATACTAATTTTTTATATGACCCATCCGGGTTAACATCTCCCAATTCTCTAACTGGTATACTGGAATATGTTCCAGTTTGCACTTTTACATTAATGCTGCTCGTTGTATATTGATTACATGCCCAAGACTTATATACTTTAAATTTAGATATATTTATAGTATTGGGATCTATATATTTATATGCCATACCGCTTGACTATTAAAAATCTATTCTGGCTTTTATAAGTGTTTCACTTGAAAATGATTTCTTAATTGGTTTACTTAACTTAGCAACTGCTAATAATTCATTAAAATCATTATATAAACCGACTGTTGTTATAAATGTTTTTGGATCATTTTGAAATTCAGAATAAAGAACATAATCAACACCATTGGAACTAGATACAAAAGTTGGGTTGTTAGTAAAATTATATTGTTTATTTTTAACTCTTACAAAATAATGAGTAGATGAAATTGATTCAGCTGATCTACCTTCAAAATATGCCCCGTTGCTAATAATGTCAAAGAAATACCCGTGATTATTTTTATATCCATCACTACCTGAATTATATAAAAATGTCGCGGATTGAGATACTATAAGTGGATCTATCAATAGTACACCATGTTTAGGATAAAATTTTCCATAGTATACAGGTGTAGTTGGATTATAAATTCCATCATTAATGCTACCACTAACAATGCCATAATAAGTATCTTCTGTTACAATGTTATCAGTAGAACCATTACTATTATCTACAAGACTTAGATATACATTATTAATACCTTTAAGAGTTAATTGCCAGTTACCTGGATCCATTGTACTCTTGAGATTTGATCTCTTAATACTAATAGCAATAAAATCATTAAATGTAGATGACTCTGTTACACCTAAAGTTGCACTGTATGTTTTAGATCCATATGTTAATATAGATTTTGGGTTATTTGATAACATAGTTGCGTATTGACCATATATAGCCTTAGTAGGTTGATCAATATCTGTAGATAATGCTCCACCACCTGAAATGTGTGCGTATGCAACTGAAAATTCAGCTTCAGAACTACCTGTCGCGGCTGCCGTCGCATATACATTATAATAATATTTTCCAGGTGAACTTGACATATCTAGACCAGATGCAGTTACGAATGTTGTCATTGTGCCGACTCCATTAGACCATAAACCTCGTGTAATTCTAGTTCTGGCATCTTGTACTATATCTTCGTCTTTATTAAATTGTGTAAATGACATTTACTTTCTCCGTATTATTTTAATTTATTAATGCGTGTAATATACTTTTTTTAACCTATCTATCTTCACTCTTATTAATTGTAACATTAAGTACTATACTACCCCCCGCTTCATTACCTTCAATATTGACTATACCTACACTTGTTAATGCTTTTCCCATTATTTTAAATGCTCTGCAAACCATTACTTGAACATTACCTGATGTTGGAATTATATTACTAGCATTTACTGGAGCAGTTTGTCCAGTAGGAACAAAAGGTATTAATTCAAATTTATCATAATTAAAATTAGTAACAGTATATCCATATGTTACATTAATATTAGAAGGTCCAATTACTATCTCTTGTGATATATCATTTGTCCCAACCACCCACGTAGTTGAATTAACTGTAATTTTAGGTATCGTAGTTTGAGGTTTTGGTAATGTAATTAATTTATTTTTCATTAACATAGTATCATCTGGTATAGCTTCTAAAAGAGGTAAATTCTCAAGTGCAACTGCGTAATAGTCTGAACCTGATGGGTTAGTTACATCATATAACCTATAATCAATTTCATCATCTGACAAAGAAAATTTAGTTATATTAAAATCTCCTTGTGCAAATTTTTCTCTACCGCGCTTTGTTAATATAGCATCTACTGTGATACTTGAATTGTCAAGATATGACATATCTGTCTCCTATTATAATGTTTCTAATTTTGTAATTCCGTTATCGTTTTTTCTTAAAATTGTATTATCTACTGACCAAACTTCTACTGGCGAATTTAAATCTAATGTTGTAGTTGAATTCTGCAAACATCCAATATATTTTTGTCTTTGTTCAGCAGTATTATAACCTAAATAATTTTTATAATGCCCATCTGGATATCCGTCAACTGGATTATATTTTTGACTATCAGATTTTCTATATTCTCCACATATTAAATAATTTGAATCAAAATTAACAATTGGATTGACTATACTGTCTAAACTACTACTAAATGAGGTAGACATATTCAATGATAATATACTATATATAGTATCAACCCCAAAATTTAATGAATTTAATTCTGTAAAAGTTTGAGGAATTTGTGTAGTTAAATCTGACACGCCACTTAAAATATCTTTTTTAATACTAGAACCTGATAATATGAGGTCATATGAAATATTTTCCGATGACATATACTGGTTTTTATATTCAGCTGCCAGGTTTATAGAAGTACTATTATCATCTATTGATAAATATGGTTTTTTATATTGATACTTAGGTCTTTCTAAAACATTTGATTCATAAATTATTCCTACTGATAATTTTGTTCTTGCAGGTATCATCTGTTTAATATGTTCAAATAAAGACTTATCATAAAATCTAATATAATTTATGTATTCTTTTATTGTACCTGTATTAGGATATAATGAAAAATAATATTTCTTAAGTAAATCTAAATCTGTATAACTTGAATCATACATACTAGAAGGTGAACCGACCCAATTGCCACTATCTTCAATTGCTAATGTTCTAACTATGTTTTCATTTAATAATTCTATTGGATTAAAATTTAATCCTAATTTTGCATTATCTAATTTTGAATAATCATATTGACCAACTTCTGTTGTTTTTCCTAATTGTAAAACATTATCTTTAGTAGTAGTATTTTCAAATCGTATTTTATTTGATGTTAATCTAGTTGAACCAATATTTATTGGACGTATTGAACTGCGGTATTGATAATAATGGTAACCAAACGGATATGTAGTAATGTTTGTCCAGCCATAAAAATTTAATCCGTTTAATAAATATAAATTTTGAGGCGCTTCATTAGATAATAATGGAATTCCGTGCCATGTTACAATATTGATAAACCAAAGTTTACTACTGTCCGATGTAAGTATTTTTGTACCTGTTGTATTAATTCCAGTAACAAGATAATTAAAGACTGCACCTGGGGTTGTATATTCTGTCCAAGTTGAACCACTGTTAGTAGAAATAAAAAATCCACCATCTGATGAACCCATAATAAGTAAACTTCCGTCACTACTAACTTTAACCATTTTCCATTGGGTGTGTCCTGCTTGATTTACCTCTGTCCAATTTGTTCCACCATCAGTGCTTAAATATGTATGGTAACCTACTGCTGATTCATATCCGGCACATAATATAATATTACCATTATCAGATGCAGCAACACTATAATAACTTAATAACGTCGGTATTGTTGAAGATATAGTTGTCCAATTTGCTCCACCATCTACTGTCTTATATAAAAATTTTTGTGTATACGGACTATATGGAATTGAAGTACCTAAAATTATAATACTACCATCATAATTAATCCAAGTTGCTTCATATATAGTATTACCTGCAAATGCATCAACCTGTGTCCAATTTAATCCAACGTCAGTTGATATGAAAATCTTAAAGCCCGTACCTAATAGTAATGTATTTCCGTCACCACTAACTGTTGCACCATTCCAACTATTGGATGCAACAGGATGTCTAGTTGTATACCAATTAGACCCACCGTCAATACTGAGAGCAGCAATTAATGCATTACTATCTCCAGCCAAAATTACAGAACCATCATCTGACATTGCAAGTGTGTTCCACGTACTACCATCAAATGTAGCAGGAGTAATGTCAGTAAACGAAGATGCATAATTTGTACTCTTCATTATTTTCGCGTTTTGATTGGCTATGACAATTGAATCACCAGTAGACGATACCGTAATTCCAGTATATTGTCCACTATTTAATCCAAGTGGTTGTACTTCATTCCAACTTGGAATAGAAACTGCGCTTGACGTATCAAAAGGCACAGGATTATCAAATGATATACGCAATATTAAATCAGTATATGATGATGTAATATAATTGCCAATTATTGATTGAGGAAATTTAGTATGAGAATCGATAGTTGATTCTAAGAGTGCACTATCCCAAAATCTCAATTCATCAATTGAGCCATCAAATGAATGCGCAAATTGTGAACCACTTCCACCTAATAAGAATGTTCCAGCAGATGCCCATGTATTATTAGATGCACTAGGAACAAATAATATTTCCTTAGATGATTCTAATATTAAATTATCATATTTTTTAACATATAGGCTATAATTCTGATCAATTTGAGTATCAATCGCATTTTCTCTTTGTATAGTTACAAAATTAAATTGACCATCATATAAACGCATATCACTTGATGTTAATGATGCATATACATTACTTCCAGTTAAAATAGAAAATTTAATTTTTCCACCATATTCAGTACCAGTTGGTATAACTGACAGTGACCAACTCCCTGGTACTTCTACGAGTGACATACTAGTTTGATCATATCCAGTTATTGGAATTAAAAATCTAAATTGGACTGAACTTGGAAATCTATTGTATAATGATGATGTCCAATCAAATTGAATACTTTGACTCATATTGAATTGAGCTGCGTACGAAAAATTATCTATTGAATATTCGTTATAAATTTGATTAACAGGATCTAAATCTGGCCCACCGTATTCAACAATTGATAATAAGGATGATGGTATACCGTAACATGTAACTAATGCTTTAATACCACGGATTGTACCTTTGGTCTTATAAAGATATGGTAAATTATTTAAAATTCTATTCCAAATTTCTAATGTTATATCTTTATATACAATATAATCAGTGTTAGGGTCGTATTGTATTTTTTCGTTATATTGTGTTAAAGGATTTAGCATATCATATAGATTGTGAAATTGGCGTTGTTACATTGAATGGCATAGTAGAAAATCCACTCTTGGCATCAAACCCAAAGTGATTTAATCTTGATATTATTAAATCTTTTGGTATACCTTTATTAATATCTGGATGTATTCTATTTATCGATGTCATTTCTTTTATATAATTATATCTAGTATCAAAAAAATGTGATACCATATTTATAAGTTTAACATATGGTTCATTAAACACATTGTTGCGTATTTCCATAGGAATAAAATTTGTTAATTTATCAGGATTTTTATTATCATATATTTCAGATTCAGTTATTAGTTCATTATACCAATTTGTTACTTGACTAGATGTAGAATAATATAATGTATATGGTTTACTTGAGTTTGATTTAGGCCATGGCTGAACAACAAATTGAACTGGTTCGTTTGACGAACTATAAAATTCATCTATATCGACATTAGATGCACTTTGGTAATATAAATATTTTTCAAATGAATCAAACGACATAAGTATATCATTTTTTAAATTTGTATAATAATTTACACTAGATGTAGCATATACTGGAGCATCTGTCGTTGCATTATATTCATCTATTTTTGAGTTATAATATTCTATACTTTGTATTTTAGTTTTAAAATTTTGTATTCTATTAACTGAAGTTGAATAATGTATAAACCTATTAAATATTCTATAGTCAGTATTCAAACTAATTCCTTCCAATGAAGAACTTATATTATAATTCAAGTGTTCATTTGTAGAAATAGAATTTTGTTTTAGTATTGTATAATTTAATAATTCGGTTTCGTCAGCAGGTATTGGATTAGTAAATACAGCAGGTATATCATCTACTAACTCTTTTAATAATTCTGATTCAGTATATAATGTTATATCTCCACGTATACTATTAATAATATCTTCTTCAATTATAAACCTAGAATAATTATCCACTTCTTCAGAAAGTGGTTCATACAATTTTAAATATAATTTATATTGATAGTAGTATGAATTAACAATTAAGAAACTATTAATATTACCAAAGTTTATATAAGTTTTCAATTTAGATATTGTGTCATTTAACGGTGTGTCATTATTATTAATAAACGCCTTAAATTCTTTATTCGAAATTAAATTGTCCAATTGTAAATCTTCTTCAGTTTTATTTATATCAGGCTCAACAATTTCTACTTCAAGTCTAGAAGTAGAAATTCTGTTTATAACATAATTTCTAGTACTATTGCCCAATTTAGGTATAGTAAATTTAAATTCATAATTATATGACCCGTCAATTATTCCAATATTTCTAAAAAACATACCAGGATTAAAAGTTAAAGTATATTTGTTATTATCATCTTGACTAATAAAGAAATAATTGTTATATATTCCTCCATCTGCCAGATTAAATGTGTTTACAGATATTAATTCTCCGGTTGTTATATCGTTTATTATTAAGTATATAATACCAAACTGCTTAAAATTATTTAGAACATCGTTATTGAAAGATGGAGATTCTACTAATTGTACGCGTTGATTATTGTTTATTGTCATATTATTAAATATAGATGAAACAAAATATTATCATAATTGAGATGAATTTGGTAATACTTTAGACTCTCTATAATCAAATGAAGTTAATATTTCTAAGCTTAAATTTGAATCGAATGTATCATTAATATCCAAATTTAAAGTAGTACTATTAGTACTGTGATCTATCTTTAAGTCTGTCGAGTGTCTAGTTTTATCAGGTAATGTGTAATGAAATCTAGCTATATACATATTAAATTTACTATCTAGTCTATAAGGCTGATTGACAACAAATCTATATAAACCCGTCCCAAACTTTATTAATCTGTTTGGAGTATCTATATACAACGTTTCATTGTTAAAATTAAAAACTTTATATAATATATCATTCTTATAAATTTCTAATGTTGGTGGTGTATTATCATTAAAATATGAGTTAAATGCTAAAATCTTATTTAATGACCAAGTTGAAGGTTTACTATAAATTGGACCATTTACCGCAATATCTAATAATAAATCCATATCAGTTAATGATAAATCAAATTTAATAAACATACCTGATTCATTATTGTTAACATTAAATTCTAAACTCTGGGTATTTATTAAATAATTAAGTGTATTTTTATATAAATCGACATATGTTACAGTAGAATTTTCAACACGTAATTGATCAGTTGTATTAAATGTAATATCATATTTACTTTCAGATAATATTAAAGTTAACGGTTCTATACAATCTGATATAAATATAGTATCTATAATTCTGTCATTATCATATTTATCTCTAATATTAAACGTGTTAATTTTTGACCATTCTTGAAATCCACTAGAATTTAAGTCATTTAAATTAATTTGTAAATTTACTTTATTAAAATCAGCTGTCCATCCTATATTAATATTCGCAACAACCGCAAATGCTGATCCAGATACAAATTCACTATCAGCAGTAAACTGTGTATTTTCATTTATATTAGATGTAATAATATTGTGTGTAATTGTATCAACTACTGTCGCACCAACATATATTCCCTCAAATTGACCAGTTGGACCTATTGCTGGAATTTTATATCCTTGTTTAAATATTAATGATGAATTTTGAATATAATAATTAGTATCAATATTATTTATGTTAAAATAAAATGGTCTATCATATGGAATATATGTTGCATATTTACACGAATATGCATTTCCAGATGTATCAAAATATGTTCTAATATATTGTGAAGTGTCATATGCATCAATTAATTCTACATATAAGTTTTTTAACCAGGCATTATATTTGTCTTCATATAATTTTAAAGTAGAAATAAGAGGTAATATATGTATATTTAAAAATATCGGTATAAATTTACCTAATATGAATTTATCATTAATTGGTATATTATAAGTATTAAAATATACACCTTGGGTTGATATGTTAACTTTATTTTCTATTGTGTGTGGATTTAATTCCTGTATAACATTTGTCACACGTTGCACCCACGTTGTAGTATCACTATCTGTGGGTGATTGAAGTATTGTTTCATTTGTTGAATATAATATAGAAGGATTATTTAATATATGTTGTACAGAAGAACTGAATACATATCTCAATGATTCTAAATCTTGTTTAATACCAAAATTATTTTTAAACATTGAATCAATAGTACCTCTTAATACAGTATTCAATACAATATTTGTTGTATTTATTGTACTATTTAATACTGCGTATTCTTGGTCCAAAGACGCTGTAGTAGAATTAAATTCCAAATGTGCTATATCATTAACATTTCTATAATCTGTAATAGAATCTGTAATTAAATTAAATCTAGATTCTGAAATTAACGTCATAGCGTTCGATGTTTTTACAATTTGAGTAGGATCTATAAGTTCATAGATTGTAGTATCTATGATGTTTTTATCTAATGTGTCAGATAGTATAAAATTTTTTGCACTTAACGTTAAATCTAAATACTGTGATGCAGTTAATGGATTACATATTGAACTACTGATTGACAATATACTATTATTATCACTAATAGTTGTTTCTATTAGATCTCGATTTATTTCAAATGACCTAATATCATTAATTATTATGTCCATACTATTTCACTATATATTCAATTTTCATATTAAAATAATAATTTACTGGGTTAAATAGTCCATTATCATTTGGTTGTTTATTTCCATAGTCATCATAATCATAGAATTTATTCCATGGCATAATAAATTCAGTATTATTAATATCGGTTTTTTCTATAACTTGGTCGACATACATTGGTGTCGCCGCACCTTTACTATATACAGTTGCAATATAATGTGCTTTCTTCGTATTTCGATTAATTATATCAATATCATATAAATTATAATCTTCTAATGACTTATTAAATTTAATTTTAAATTTACGTTTAATTGCTGTAGTATTTGGAAAATTAAGTACAGGATGAGGAAGTTTCCACCAGTCTTGTTCATCTACAGGAATTACAGATGGTAGTGTGTAATCATATAATTCATCTAATAATATTCTTCCACTTTGGTTATATGCATGTACTTTCTGTTCTTTATTAAAATATGATGATATTGAATATAGCATATTAGTAGTTGCGTCCTCAAACTCAAATTTTATGATAGCAGTATTTATCCATTCGTCATATTGATTTTTTTGAATTTCAGTCATATCAGAGTATGGAATATTTGATGTAATAATAATAAGATATGATGTATGTGTCCGAGACCAATCCACATGTCTATCTACTTTATTGTATACTCCATAATTTTCAAATAAGGCAGGTAAGCCATTTGGTGAAGTTGAAAATGTTTCTCTAACTCCATTTAAATTATGACCTTCTAACATATTAAATACCGGTTTATTAATCCACCACATAGGTTTATGTATTTCGGCTAAACCACCCCAATATGATTCAGGTCTATTTGTGTCAAATGCAGCATCGTAAATTACATTTTTATGATAATCATAATTAATTGGTGATTCGCCAAACTCTATTTCATCTATTATGGATATCCATATAATATCAAACTTAAATAAATATCCTCGTCCAGTTGATTTTATATTAAATATTCTACCAC